GGTTGCAACGGCCGGCACAGTATGCGGTTTTTATAACAAAGACGGTAAAATTGCGATATATGACACGTCATTTACCTTCGGTTCGCCGCCCGGGGACGCTTATCGAATTTACAACGAAGATGCGGATGAAACCGTCAGGACTTTTCGTGTTACGAGCGATAATAAGAGCGTAGTGGATACTGGGTTGGTAACGGAATATATTGATACCATAAATGCCGAGGTTGATACCTCACTTGAAGACTACAATTCACCGACTTTCGACGAATTTGTTTTTCTCAAAGATATAGCAGAGGGCGATTCATCAATTATAACTTCGACGACACCCTGGCGACTGCGAATTACACATAAAACCAGCGGGGCTACTCTTGTGGATAAAGAGCTCAAAGACATCAACGGTAACAATATCACGAATATCAGGACGCCCATAGGCTCGCGGACGGAGCCGTAAAAAGGAAAAAGTAAAAGATAAAAATTAAGGAATTATTATGCCGATTGGACCGGGACAGCCGCCGGCTGAAATAGCGCCAATCGCACCTCTTGGAACTGGACTCGGAGCCGAGGCCGATGAGGCCTATTCGCCGCAGAACGATTTCGATAACGAACTGATTGCGAGCGTTGATGATTTTCTTAATACGTTCGGTGAAACGATAGTCTATTACCCGAACGGCGATGTGAGCAGGCAAATCCTTGCTATCGTCGACAGGAAACCGCCTGAAAAACTCGATGATGCACCCTATGGGGCCGCACCATTGATGACAATCACCGTTGCGAATAATCAAACAGCCGGCATTAGCAGCAAGCAGGTCGATACCGGGCTGGATAAGGTCGAATTAGCCGTGCGAATCGGTCAGGCAGTGCAGCAGCGAATGTTAACCGGCATAATTAGCCAGGATGCGGGGATGCTCACTTTAGAGGTCAGGTAATGGCAATGTCGATTGAGGTAAAATTCGATGAAAAGAAACTGCGAGAGCTCCAAAGGCTTCTGCGGTCAGTGCCCCAGGAACTTCCCGGCCTTATGAGCAAGGCAATAAATCGAACGGCGACTTCGGTAAAGGCCGAAATAGCACGCAGAATCTCTGCAAAGGTAAAAATTACTCAAAAGGCGGTTAAAAAAGGTATGGTAATCCGTAAGGCCTCGAGGAAACGATGGTTTGCAACGGTCTCGGTGGGCCATAAACGAATACCCTTAGTCTATTTCGGGGCGCGGCAGACGAAAAAAGGCGTTTCCTATCGAATTGAAAAATCCGGACCTCGCAAATTTATTAAATCGGCATTCAAACAAACTATGCCGGTCAGCGGGCACATTGGAGTATTCAAGAGAACCGGAGGCAATAGATTGCCGATTGTGCAGCTTTTGGGGCCGAGCCCGGCCGGTGTCTTTGAAGGGGCCGCTGAAATAGCCAGGCAAGTAATCGCATCAAGTAAAAAAACGCTCGAAAAGAATATCGATAGCCAGGTCGCCTTTATTCTTTCGCGGAGGAAGGCAGGATGAGAAAACTACGCAAGCCCATAATCGAAATTATCGCTCAGAATATTTTAGATGCAATAAATCAAATTACGACGGCCAATGGCTTTCATCAGGACCTGAGCGCCTATCGGCCTCGGCGTAACGACTTTGCCGACGTAGTACCGCAAAACGGAACCGTTCTTGTCGTCCAGAGCGATGAGGAAGACGTGGAAGGGGCCTACGGCACGGATGAGTGGCGACAGAGCTTTGTCTTAATGGCGATGGTTATAGACAGCGATAAGGCAACGCCGCAGGAGACCATCGATACAAAAATAAATACCATCCGCGCGGATGTTCAAAAGAAGCTGGCCGAGGATGTGACACGCGGCGGCTATGCAATCGATACGATTAACCGGGGCTCGGCACTCTTTGCGGATGGGCCGAAATTCACCGGTGTCGCGATTGTTGTTGAGATTCATTATCGAACGAAAAATAACGACCCATATTCTAAGGCTTAAAGGAGATTTATCATGGCACTATCTGCACCATTAATCACTCGCAAGCGAGTGATTAAAGTCGTTCTCGAAGCGGAAAAAGGGACGAAACTCGCCGCTACGCAGGCGCTCTGGGTGGAGGATTTGGAAATAGACCCGGACGGCGTTTTTATCGAGCGCAAAGGCACAGGCCTATACCGGGGCGGTAAAGAAAAAGGCGTTGTCGATGCAACCAAAGGTATCTGCACGTTCAAGGCCGAACTGCGTGGTAACGGCTCCAACGGGATGGAGGCAGCTCTGGCAATACTTCTGCAGGCCTGCGGCCTGAAAAAGACATCGGAGGTCTATCAAGTGCATTCCACACACACGGATGACAAGACCATTTCGATTGATGTGTGGGAGGACGGTGTGAAGAAATGCCTGTCGGGCGTATCCGGCAACGTTGTTTTCGAAGGCGAGGAAGACGGTCGAATGATTTGTAACTTCACATTACGCGGCATCTGGATTGCCCCGACCGACGAAGCCCTGCCGGCCTATTCGCCGAGCGTGACGCCACCGATGCTCTTCAATAAATGCACGTTTACGCTGGCGACTGAGTCTATCAAGATTACAAAGTTCAGCCTCGATATGGGTAATAACTTAGTCAAACGGGGCAATTACTACATGATTACCGATTACGAACCAATTCTGTCCATAAATCCAGAGGCTGACAAGGTCGCCGGTTATGATTACTACGGTATATGGCTTGCGGGTACCGAGGCGGCTGTATCGCTGATTTTGACCGATGGGACGGATAAAATCACATTTACACTGCCGAAAGTACAATGCAGAGAAATCAAGGGCTCAGACCGTGAAGGGATTATGACCCATGACTGGACGGGTCAATGCAACCACGATAGCGGCGATGACAGCGTAAAAATCGAGGCGGCAGCGGCATAAAGGGCAAAGATGGGTATTTATGTCCAAACAGAGACAGTTCGGGGCACACACGAGGCACACGTGGCCCCAATATGGGTCTAAAGGAGTTTAATATGGGTATTAAGAGGATTCGTGAGGTAATGCTGGCAAATCGGGGCGGCCTGAGCAATGCCAGCGACGCCGAGATTATGACCATCTGGAATTCGCTGCCGGGCGAAATTCAGAAGCAATACGAAAAAAGTATAGAAGAAAGGAAGGGCAAAAATGCCGCTGGCGACAAGGCCAAATCAGACATACGAGATAGTGCTTAGCACCGATTCAGAACAGCCCAAAGGAAAAGAACCGGCTTTTGTTTTTCGATATATGAGCACCCTCGAATGGGAAGAAATTGCAGAACTGAACGATAGATTTGAAAAGACCGCAGATAGCAGGAAAATGCTGGATTTGGCGTTTGCGGTGATTAGGAAAACACTGTGCGGCTGGCGGAATATGATTAAGCCAAACGGTAAAGAAATTCCATTTGCGCTGAATAAACTAAAATCTATGGTCTCGCTCGGCGAGGCCGTTGAACTGATGCAGGCGGCGGTCTCACAAAGGCCGAGTTTTGAGGATAAAAAAAAATTCGGCTCGCCGTCGCAATCCAGTACGCCGAAATCTGCAAAAACTGCAAAGGGATAGATAAATGCCGGGATAAACCCTCGGCGGCTGCGCCGCTATCTATAAGGTGCCCCGGCTGTGATGGGAGCGGATGCGAAAAGTGCAACGAACAGGGAACCATAGAGATAACGCAATGTCCGCTGGAACTGATAACGTCGGGTGTATGGGAAATCATACAACTTGTCGAATTTTACGAAAAAGGACTGCCGCCGGTAGCGGGTGGAACGCTGGACCAGGCAAAGGTCTTTAACGATGCGGCGATGTTTGTGATGAAAGAAAGAAATTACTGGAAAGCAAAATTAGGGATATTTAACTAATGGCAAGTCACTCGGTAAACGTTCTGATAAAGGCACGCGATGAGGCCTCGAAAAAATTCGGTATAATAGCGGCAAGCGCGGGAGTTATGGGTAAGGCGCTGAAAGGCTCGGCCTCGATGATAAGCACCGCCTTTCGAGCATCATTTGAGGTTATTAAAAAGGGTGCAATGGGGATAGCGGCCGCCTTTACCTATGCGACCTATGCCGCAATAAAACAGGAAGCAGCTGAAGTAGAGCTGGCCAGTGCACTCAAAATAACCGGTCAATACACAAAAGAAAATATGAAATATCTGAAGGCCTACGCCGCTGAGATTCAAAATGTAACAGCTTATGGTGATGAACAAGTAATAATGCTTATGCGACACGCGATGACTTTAGGCTGGTCGGCTGAAGAAGCCGGCAAGGCGGCGAAGGCGGCGATTGCACTATTTGAAGGATTCGGCGGCGGTCGCGGCAAGCCGATGATTTTTCTGCGTTATTATACAGATGCGATGAGGGGGACGGGAAGCTCATTAGCGTCATATGTCGGCGAACTTAGAAAGGCAAAAACTCAAGAGGAAGCTCATGTTATTCTGCAAAAGGCTTTGACCCGTGGTTGGGACGTTGCCAAATCGAAGATTGAATCAGCAGGCGGAGCCTGGAGACAAACCAAGAACGTGCTGGGCGACGTGGCCGAAAAGATAGCATGGCCGCTTCTGCCGGCGATAAAAAACTCGGGACAGGCGATAACAAAATGGGCGCAGGATAACCAGGCACAGATAGGCCTGTGGGCAGAAAAGACATATTCGTATGTCGTTCTTATTAAAGATGTCTTTATGTCCTTCGTTGACTTTATGCGAAAAGATTGGCTAACAGGTATGAATGTTGTCTTTGATTCTTTTGTGGAACTTCTTAAAGCATCTTTTTATTCGGCTGTTCAAATAGCAGTTGCAGGAAGTAAAAGTATTATACAGGCATTCAGACTACAGATACCTGATTATACGAGATATACAAAAAAAGAGAGAAGACGAGCTATTGAACTTTACGCTGCATCAGAGGAATTTAATCCCTCGAAACAAAAACAATTAGCGCCCGGAATATACGAATTAAAAGAAATTCCCAAAGAATTCTACCAAAAAGCCAGAGAAGAATTTAAAAAAGAAAAAATAATGAAGCCATTCTTAGAAGCTGTTGTGGAGATTGGTAAGGAATTTAAAATATCTTTTTCGAAGATTGTAAAAAATCTTCCGCCTGAAATCCAGAAATCTATTGAAGAGGCGGAACAAGAACATAAAGCAAGACTTGCTAAGCTGAAGTTAAAACCTATCGGGCCCGGGGTCGATACCGAAGGCTGGCCCGGGAGTTTGGGCGGAGGTTTGGGCGGAGCTGCCGGCAAACTTGTCAGAACAATCCGGCAGAGCCTTGCGCCGAGGGAGACGCGGCTTTTAACGTTTGCGCCCGGGACGAGCTTTAATTACGAAAGACAAATTGCGGTTAATTCGGCAAATCAATTGCGGGAGACGAAGGAAATACAGAGGGACCAGAAAAAGGCCACAAACTATTTGGAACTTTTGTACAGGGAATTTGTAAAATACCCAAATCCAATGCTCAAATCTGCGGATTTCAATTGATAAAATATGGCTGTAATCAGTGTTAAAGAAGAATTAGAACGAAGTGAAGCAGAGTTCAGTACGACTGATGCAACTGCCGTGCGCATCTTCACCGTCGAATTCAATACCGCAGATGAACCACAGGTCCGCCCGCAGCTCGCCTGCGCAGCGGCAGGAGTACCTTTAATATGGGATTTGCATCCATATAATCCCTGGCTTTATTGCCAAAGTAAAAGGGCGTTTTCAAGAGGCCCTTTTTTATTCGAGGTTGTTGCAAGTTATACCCTCAGAAGCTATCGAGCAAACGAGGCCAGGCCGGGGACAACGCCCTTTCACAGCCCTTTTGACGAACCCTGGGAAATTGAGTGGTTCCCGGTTGTATCAAACGAACCCGTTGATAGAGATATGGATGGCAAGCCTATAACCAATTCAGCAGGGCAATCATTCGACCCGCCAATAACTAAAGAGTGCTATGATTTAGGGCTTCGGATTGTGAGGAATCAGCCATCCTATAATAAGGTGCAGGCGGCGGATTATTTGGGCGCGGTCAATAGCGATTATTTTTACGATTATAGGCCGTATCTGGTCAAATGCACAAACTACAGCTCGCGTACAATGTACTCGGCAATAACATATTACAGGGTGACATACGAATTTCACATCAGATTAATGGCTGACCCGATTACCGGTGATTATCACGGCTGGGCACGGCGGGTAATGGATGAGGGATTATTATATAAAACAACCGTAGAAGGCAAAACCGTTTATAAAAAGATAAAAACCGAAGACAGCGAAGATATGCCGCAACCTGTAAGACTAAACGGCAGCGGTGGCGTTATACCCGCCGGCAACAGGGATGCCCATTTTCTCTACTTTGCAATTTGTAAAACAAGACCATTTTCAGCTTTAGGTTTGTAGGAGTTTTATTATGAAAAGATTAATGTGGTGTCTATTTGTTTTTATCGTTTTTTCAATATCAATATCCGCATCGGCGGCTACCAAAATCTGGGTGGGCACCAATAGCGGCAACGAGGGCGATTGGTCAACGGCAGCCAATTGGTCGCCGTCTGGAGTACCAACAAACGGGGATGATGTCTATTTTGAAAATTCAAGTCAATCAGTAACGGCTGGATTCGACCAAAGCGCCGTGGCTTTGAATAGCCTGAATTTCGACCAATCCTATACCGGCATGCTTGGTGATGATGTTAACGCTCTGGATGTTAATTCAACAACAGTAAGCAGCGGCTATCATTACGGCCCCGGCACGCCTGCAGGCTCGCCGCTTATCAATTTGAAACTCGGCAGTATGCAATCCGTGGTGACCATATATAACACCGGAACATCTTCAAACAGTAATAAACCGGCCTTTAGACTGAAATGCAATAATGCCAGTACTACGGTTGAAGTCCGCAAAGGTTCGGTAGGTATTGCCGTGGAAACCGGCGATACAGCGACGCTCGGCACACTTAATATCAGTTATATCAGCCAGGTCAATACCGATGCGGATGTGCTGGTCAACTCCGGCGTGACGCTGACAACGCTTAACCAAACAGGCGGCGATACAATCCTGCGTTGCGGCGCAACGACCATAAATGTAGAAGCGGGGACGCTGAAAACATACGGGAGCGGGGCAATAACAACCTTGAATATCAAAGGCGGCACGACGACCTCGAATTCAACCGGCACGATAACTACCTGTAATATAACGGGGGGGACGGCCGACTTTACAAAATCGGCCGCGGCCAGAACGGTGACTACACTAAAACTCGATGCCGGCGGAACATTTAAATACGACCCGGATATATTGACCTTAACCAATCAGGTAGATTCCGACAACCCTGTCAGGTTAACTGCTACGGCTCCATGATGGCTCGATTCCTCTCCGAACACGATTACGACCGCATTCAACAGATGCTGCATTGGTGGGACCAAAACAAAACCCGCGTAGGACAGCAACGAAGACGCTACCCAATTAGCTCGGTAACCTCTGATGGCGTAAAGATAGCTTACTGTAAAGTTAATGCGGGAGATGGTAATACAATTGATTGCTTTTTGAATGTGGATACAACAGGTAATTCAATATCTGTACATTGTAGTCTGCCCCCCGGCGTATTTAATTTATCTGATTGTGTCCCGTTATTGAAGGAGGGAATGTTTATGGGAGTTATTTATGATAGCATTGCTGAACAATGGAAGAGTTTAATTCCATTTGATAAGTTCTGTGTTTCAGATGCAACTTGTAGTGAGTAACACGGATGGGTGACGAATTCTTATTGAGAGAGACAGAAAATTCAAAACTGTTGAGGACCTCTACAAATGAACTTGCTAAAGGTGATACAACTACAACTACAACTACAACTACAACTACAACTACAACTACGACTACACAATTATGGTGTAGCGGTTGTCCATTATATGTTTCAGTATCATTTAGCGGCCTGCAAAAACCATTAGGTGGAGGATGTTGTGCGGAAACGCCAATAAGCGTAAGTGGGGGTAAATTTACGTTTAACCCAAGTGGTCCTTATATTTGTCAACATACAAGCGGTTGTTCTTGGGCGTATTATGAAAATAATGTAGAAATCGGAACCCGCTATTTGAATTGGGATTGTACAGGAGATAGTGCCCCTTCTTATGGTTACATAGACGTTAGTGTGGCTATGTCGGAGATTCCAGGTCACCCTGGAGAGTGGGAAGCCATAGTGCAAATGGGATGTAAATATACAAGTTCTGGAACTTGGATAGGCGGGTTCTTTGGTTCAGACACTACTCCCATTTCAGGTTGTTCTGGTATATTTAATAATATGAATAGTGCTGATTGTGGTAGTTATAGTCCATTGCTACCATTTACTTACTCAGGTGGTACTGCAATACTAAGTGGAGCTTAATGAATAAAGAAAAAACAGAGTATTGTAAGAAGTTTAAGGGCGGATTATGCAAATATGTAAAAATGCACGTGCCACGTTCTTGGTGTCTTACAGTATGCAAGGGAAATTGGGACGGTAAAAACGTAAATTCTCCTGACAGTTCAACAGTGTCTATTTTCCCAAATACACAACAGATGCCCACGAGAAATATCGCCGTAAAGACAAAAAACAATAAATTGACTATGGCTAAAGATTTTGTGCGAGCGATGAGTAGATTCAAAAATGCCGGTTTCAAATTTGTGGATAAACAAGTTTTTATCGAACGTGGGATATGCTGCACAACTTGTGGATATGGTAAACAATGTCCATATTGCGGTTGTAAATTAAAATTAAAAACACGATTAAAGAGTGAAACTGCTTGTCCGAATTCTACTACATATCCTAATTTGGGTACATATCCACCACGAAACTATTGGGAGGTTGTTGGTCAAACTGTTACGGTAATAATTTCAGCAAGAAATGAACCCAATCTAAATAGGACAATTAAGAATTTATTAAAAAATTCTATTGGAAAAATTGAGTTTGTCATTGTACTTGATGGTCATAAACAAAAAGTCATAAGAGACAAACGCATTAGAGTAATTAAGAACAAAGAACCTCTTGGCAGACGTGTCTCGATAAATAAAGCGGCTGAGATAGCTAACGGGGATTATTTATTTGTGATAGATGCTCATTGTACGATGTCCGAAGGTTGGGATACACGGTTGAAATGTGCGTGTGAAAAACAATCTATTGCTATTTCGGTTATCTCGCCATTAAACAAGAATTGGGAATTAGAGCCGAGCAGATACCATTTTGTGTGCTTAAGCGAAAATTTGCAGGAAAAGTGGTGGAATGGCAATAAGCCAAAAGAGCCTCTAAAAACCATAGAAGAAACAATGGCCTTTACTGGCTGTGCCTGGATGATACATAAAGATTACTATTGGAAACTTGGTGGGTATGATGAGAGCCTTGGCGAGTATGGTCTTGATGGGCCAGAATGGGCATTGAAAGTCTGGTTGAATAAAGAGTGTCCTGGTAGGATTTTATTGAGGACAGATGTTATTTGTGGACATCGTTTTGGTACAAATGAGAATAACGAATTATACTCAGCTCGGATTGCCAATCTGGCTGAGTTCAAAAATAAAATGATGTCGCTATATGGCACAAGCATATATAAACTTGTTAACAGATTTGCCCCGGTACCTACTTGGGATGTGAACAGATTGCCGCTAATAGTAGCGATAAGACCGATTGATAATAGTGCATCAAAAAAGATTATGGGTTTTGCTTTTGAAAGTTTACAAAAAGCATTGGTTAACGGTCAAACTATAACGATAGAAAAATCCCCAAAAAAACCGCGTTCTCATTTAACTTTGTATGAGCAAATTTTACAGGGGCTGCTTAACACTGATTCAAAATATGTTTTTATTGTTGAACAAGATGTGTTGTATCATAAAAGTCACTTCGATTTTGTTCCTACTAATGATGATACTTTTTATTATCAAACAAATCACTATTGTCTGGATAAAGATGGATATTTTAAGTTCGGCACTGAACTTCTGTCAATGTTGGTATGCAATAGAAAGTTACTGATAGAAAATATCAAAACAAGGATTGAGGCATTGAACAAGGGTTGGAATCTTGTTTGGACGGAGCCTGGTATAAGTGACCCAGAGGGCAAAAAATATAATGTTGGATACTATAGAGCGGAGTGTCCCTCAATCAATATTCGGCACAAGAGCAACTTTACGGGTGGACAAAAATCGAATCAGCATTTAGAGAGAATTCCCTGTTGGGAAAAAGCTGAAGATTTAATTAGAAGGCTACAATTATCTTGAATCAACCAGTTATGCGGCTGCCATATGAATCTAAAAACAAGATGGGCAACATCGCATTGCAAAATGGGGAAATGGTAAGGATTTACTCAATAATCTTAATTCCAGTCCAAACACTATAACTACCAAGTTTTTTGTCATTACGACTACTCAGTATTTTTACCCTGCCCGAGCTGTTTTGGGAATCGAAATATGCACTGAAGTACATAATAAGACCCTGCTTTTGTTCTAAGGTTAAACCCAACCATGTTACAGGGTCTATTCTTACCTCGTTATATTCAACATTTATACTATGAATTATCCCCGTTCTGAGTAATTCTTTTGTGTCGATTTCAAAGTTTTCAGGAGAGAGTAGCATTTCTTTCTTTTTTTCGCTGTGTGGTTTTGTGGACAAGTCAATCATCTGTTTTTCAAGTATAGCAACGCGTTGTTCGAGACTGTCGATTCGGTTTTCATAAGCATCTAATCTTTTGCGCAGGGAAGAGTTTTTTGTTTTTGGGATACCATGTCTTTTTTTTTGAGATTTTTTGTCGAAAACAGTCCCTGGCGAATATGTAAGCGAACGGGTTTCTCTGGCAGGAAACCCAAGACTAATAACACAAACCAGAAGAGATATTATCAATGCCGCTATTGGCTTTTTCATCCCAAATCCCCTTACATTATCTTTTTCTTCTCAAACCTATAAGCCACAGGCCGCCGAGCCAGGCCGCCGAGCCAGGCCGCCGAGCCAGGCCGCCGAGCCAGGCCGCCACAACGAGTATAACAAAAAAAACGGTTGCCACAATCAAATCATCCGGTTTTGGGTTTTTGCACTGGTTTCTTTTTCGTGCCTAAAAGTGCCTCCAATTCGTCCCAGAACTTTTGGTCGGATAGTGGTATTTTGATAATTTCAGAGGATGTTCCCCGCTGTTCTTTGGTTTTTCGGACAATCTCTTTGAGGGCATCCCGCAGGTTGGCAGGATGGGATTCCGGTTCTTTCGCGGATTTGGCATTGACCTCAGCGATAATTTTTTTTTGTTCAGTATCAGATAATCGGCTGAAGAGTAATAGGCCTGCCGACAAGATATTTTTGAGGCCGAAAATCGGGGCCAGTTCATCTTTGATTGATTGTGCTTTTTCATTCAAAACAACAGTTGTTTGTTTAGGACTTGGCATAAATATAACATTTTGAGCATTTTTTTAATAATTGCAAGTCTTTATTGTATATGTATTTATAAATACGCCCTATATTATTTAATGTGCGGCGTATATTTTTATGTTGATAATCACCTCACATATCCCATAATGGCATTATGGTTAATATGCTGAGCATACGGTTGTTCAATCATTCGAGCTTTGGCGGCGTGCAGCTCAATTCTGGTATGTTCAGCAGCAAACCATTGCTGCACGCCGATTTAAGTATTATCTCGTCCGTAAGAAATGTTTGCGCTGAGTTTAATATAGATAAGAAGGAATTGCAAGGAAAATCTTTGCTATTTTAACAAGGGAAATAAGAAATGTGCAGGCCGGCGAGCTTCGTGGTTACAAAAAAAGAAGTGTTTTGGAGCAAGAGCACAGACAGCCACGAAGACATCATCGACGAATTTAAGCTCAGGGAAATCGACATACGAAATAAACCAACATTGGTTCGGATCGAGATAGTTCCACCCGATAGGAATTTTTGTCTGCCTTTGAAGCAGTGGATTTATTCCCTTGACCAGGACATCAAGCCAGAATGGTATGATGCTAAAGATGTAGAAAGGCGGGCGAGAGCAAAATTAAAAGAGTGGCGAGAATGTAAAGTGGTGCTGCCTAACCGACATCGGATTGCTAAAAATAACGATTGTGTTTATGCGATGGGCGACAGCACCGTGAGGGCGATGGGACGCAGCACCGTGAGGGCGCAGGGCGACAGCAGCGTGGTGGCGATGGGGCGCAGCACCGTGGAGGCGATTGGCAACTGCACCGTGAAGGCGACGGGCTACTGCACCGTGGAGGCGCAGGATAACTGCACCGTGGAGGCGCGGGGCAACTGCACCGTGGAGGCGTGGGGCAATTGCACCGTGGAGGCACAGGATAACTGCACCGTAGAGGCGCGGGGCAACTGCACCGTGAAGGCGCGGGGCAACTGCACCGTGAAGGTTTGGGACAAGTGCGCCGTGGAGGCGTGGGGAAACAGCACCGTTATAGGATACGTCCGGCTTGATAAAGCCATTTTACACGGCGCCAACGCAGTTCTCGTTGACCGCAGCGAACTGAATACAAAATGCTATTATGATGGATATACCAAAGGCATATAGACAGATTTACGAAAAGGCAATGAATGGCAAAAGCCGCAAAGCGGGTATAAATGCCTTCTGCCTGCAATGCTGCGGCTGGCAGCCGGACGAGGTCCGAAATTGCACAGATGTGAATTGCCCTCTTTACGCCTTTAGACCCTACCAAGATATGCCGTTTACCCCCCCTGTTAGGGGGGGGGTAGAGACCGAATTATCCAAAAACTCGATGGGACCTATACAAAAGGACTTATTTCAAAAAACAGGGGCTTAAAATGGACGTGAGCGATTCTCAGGTAAGGCGGATGGACAGGCTGCGGAGGAACATTGTTTTACTTCGGGCCGGATGCCGGTGCGAGATATGCGGCTCGAACGAGATGCTCGAAGACCACCATATTATAAGCCGCGGATTTCTGCGGACGCGATGGGACCTGAGAAACGCCGTGTGCGTATGCCGTAAATGCCATAGCAAACCGGCTGCCATACTAAAATGGCTCGAAATCAATCGTCCGAAACAATATCGCTGGATTATGAGGCAGAAACGGCTCATCGGCCGAACAGGGCCGGTGAGACTGGCTCTTAATGCGATAGAGCGGAAACTGATTCGGGTGGCATAATCGCCCAGGCCGCAAAACGGCTCTCTTACAAGTAAATACAGGGAATGGGATTAGCTCAGTTTGACAGATGTGCCTTCCTTCGGTACAATCACCTGCGGAGAAACCCGCAGGCTCAGTAGAAAGGAGGATACAATGTTAAAACTGAGCGGATTACTCAAAATATATCTTGCCGCCAATGAATATCAATTGGCGGAAAGCACCTGCGAAGGCAAGCGGCGTGCATTCAAGTATTTTGTCGAGGCGGTCGGGAATAAGATGATTACGACTATCGACACCGAAGATTGCGAGGTGTTTAAAAAATATCTAATAGTAAAAAGACATCTCGCGAAAACGTCTGCCAATATGATGCTCCGGGACGTAAGTTCGGTTTTTGGCTGGGTTGTGAAGGCCAAAAAGCTGTTGGAAGAAAA